TGGCTTGGGTAAGAGGCTTGTTAAGAAAGCTGTGGTTGAACCTGCTATCACGGCTGGTAAGAAGTATTATAAGAAGAAGGTAGCAGGCGCTGTCGGTAGAACCGTAGCTGGTATTAAAAAACTGATGGGTATGGGAGGCGCTACAGATACTGATTCTAAGTCTAAGAAAGCTAAATCAGGGGCTAGACCCGCTCCACCTTCTGGTGAGATTAAATCTACCCAAGCTACTCCTACCGTTGTCGGTGGTGGGGATAGGGATAAAAGTGTAATCTCTGGGGCTGCTGGAAAACGCTAATTTTTAGGCTTTTCCGCTATCCACTTTTTTAAAGGGCACGATGCTTGAGGTATATTTACTTTACCTTTCATGAAACATCCACATATCTTACATGTTTGATTGTCTTTAAGATAATCGCACTTCTTACATATATCAAATCTATACTCAGCGAACTCAGATTTCTTAAATCCTTTTTTAATCCAAGGTATTATGGTTTTAAAAAAGGAGGATATCTTGGGAGGAACCCATGCACTGTATAGGCTTATTACCTCTGACTGGAGAAGATTTTTTCTTTCTAATAAAGATTTATGAGATCTAGCACAACCTTGTAAATTTCTTTCGCAAGTGTGATTAGGGTTTCCAGGATTAGACGTAGGGGGAGGGGTAGCCTTTTCCTGCCTAAGCTTTTCATATTCCTGTAAAAGCTCTAGGTATTTTTGTTCTAAAGATTTATTACTCATATCGTAACAGGTAAATCGGTATTCTCTATAAATGCTTCTCTATTTTTATGCCATGAATCTCTACCCACCAATTCACCTCTAGAATGGTGCATCATAAAGATAGGCTCTACTCTATTATAGAAGCCTTTTTTATGTGCTTGTATTGTGTAGTGTATATCATAGAAATCCCAATCCCCTTCAAAGTAATCTGGTTTGGATAAATCTATACTTTTAAGAGTTTTACCTTTTATAGCCAAGAACAGCCCATCTAAGCATACCACTCTTCCTGGTTGTCCATAAGGTGCGTATTCTGCTTGGCTAAGGTCTTCTCCGTGCATCACGAACCCTCTATGCTTTCCAGAGTGCCATTCAGTGTGATCCCACCATACCGCAGTTTTAGTAAGGTTAGTAGTGCCAGCAGGACCAAAGAATCCTTGGTTTTTTCTTCTAGATGCCTTTATTAAAACATTTATAAACTGCTGAGGATCCATAATAATTTCTAGATCATCGTGGCAGAATATTACAATATCATCATCTTTAAGGTCTAAGGATTGCACACCCTCTTCGTATGCTCTAAATATACTTTCTTTGCCAACAAGCAAATTAACCTCTATTTTACATCTAGATAAATATGTAAGAAGTTTTTGTGTATAATCAGTTAGGGCTTCCTGACGAGTACAGATAAAAGCGTATATTTTCATGAATAATTTAAAAGACTTAAAAGAAGAGTATAAGAGATGTAAGTCAGATCCAATATACTTTATATCTAATTATATCAAAGTTGTACACCCTGTTAGAGGATTAGTACCATTTAAACTATACCCTTTCCAAAGAGAGATTGTAGGGTGTTTGGAAAATAACAGATTCAATATCTTAAGAAAGTTCAGACAGGCAGGGTGTACCACCATCTCTGCTGCCTATGCCTTGTGGATGTGCATCTTTCAGGAGCATAAGACTATCGTGTTCCTTTCTGTGGGTGATACTGAGTCTACAGAGATTCTAGACAGAATCAAGATAATGTTCGAAGAATTACCTGTTTTTTTGAAGCCTAAGATTCTTCAAGAGAATATGCATAACTTAAAACTTAGTACAGGCTCTATTATTAAGTCTCGTCCGTCAGGTAAGCAGTCAGGTAGATCCCTGGCTGGATCTTTCTTGTTTATTGACGAGGCTGCCTTCATTGAGCATATTGAATCCATTTGGGCTGCTGTTTACCCTATTATCTCAACTGGTGGTAGGGCATTTGTGCTGTCTACGGTTAATGGTGTAGGTAACTGGTACTACGATACCTGGAATAAGTCCATCGAAGGGGGAAACTCCTTTAACCCTATCCAGATTAACTGGAAAGACCATCCAGAGTATAATCGCCTGGAAGGCTACGAGCATCTTTATGAAGCTATGGAACAGAGGGAACCTCCTGTACTAATTGATAAATGGGAAGAAACTACTCGCTCCAATATGAGCCATAAGAAATGGTTACAGGAATATGAGTGTGAGTTCCTTGGTACTGGTGAAACTTATATTGAAGGTACTATACTTTCGAATATGGATACTAGAACTACAGAACCTGCGTATAGATATTTTAACAATAGAATGTATATATGGAAAGATCCTGAGCCTTCTAGATCTTATATGATAGGTGTAGATGTTTCGTTGGGGCGGGATAGGGATTATTCTGCATTTCATATAATAGATTGTTACTCAGGGGAACAGGTGGCTGAGTTCTACTCCAACACTACTCCTATAAATGAATTGGCTGAAATTTTAAACCAATCAGGTCAAAGGTATAATCTAGCAGTTATATTCTTAGAGAGGAATACCATAGGGCACAATCTCATAGATCATCTATTCGAAAGGTTACAGTATGAGAATTTATACTTCGATGATAAGAGAAATATAGGAGTTCAGGTTACTTCCAAGAACAGAGATCAAATGTTAGCTAGTATGGAAGAGTGTTTAAGGTTAAATCGTATTAAAATTAACTCAAAGAGGACCGTATCAGAGTTGAATACTTTCATAGTAGCTACAGGGGGCAAGGCTCAGGCAGAGAAATCTAAACACGATGATTTGGTAACTAGTTTGGCTATATGTGCCTTTGGGATGACTACATATTTAGAGGACATTCCTGTTAATTTTATTGATGGGGATGGAAAAACACCATCTGAGAAGCTTTTAGCGCCACATAAGCTTAAAAATCTTAAAAGTTACGGTGGGACTGTTGAAGAGGATATATCATGGCTGATGAATTAGTAGAGAATAAAATTAATGAAGATGCGGGGCCTGGAGGGTACACTACTTTTGGTGGCCCAGGCCAGGGAATGACATATGCTTACCCTAGAGGTCGCATAGGTAGATTTTTTGCTAAATTCTTTGCTACGCCTGCTCTTCCTTATTTAAAAAATCAGGAGGCTATGGATGGGGATGTAATTATTAATCCCGATAGGCCGATAGGCCCAGCCCGAATGGCTATCAACCAACAAAGACTTCCTTTTCTTCCTGAGATTGAAATTAACAGAAAAAGAAGATACGCTCAGTACGAGAGGATGGATGATTACCCTGAGATTACGGCTGCTTTTGATATTTACTCCGATGAGTCTACTCAGAAGGATACTCAGAATCGTAGATGGAGGATTGAGTCTGATAGTACTATAGTTGTTGATGAGGTGGAAAAGTTATTTACTAAGTTAAAATTAAAAGACAAGTACTGGGATATAGTTCGTAATACTGTAAAGTATGGAGATTGTTTTACTGAGCTTATAGCGGATATTAATCGGCCTGAAGAAGGTCTTAGAAGAGTTAAGATTCTTAATCCTAATTACATTATTAGAGTTGAGAATGCTTATGGCTACTTAGAAAGATTCCTTCAAGAGATACCTGAAAAAACATCATTAGATGCGGCTCCTGAGCCCTTCCAAAAGATTGAAAAGTACATTGAGTTAGATAAAAATCAAATAGTTCATTTTAGATTGCATACTTCTGATCCTAAGTTTTATCCTTATGGTAAATCTATAGCCTCTGCGGCCATAAGTATTTTTAGATCTTTAAAGCTCATGGAAGATGCTATGCTTGTATATCGTCTCGCCAGAGCGCCTGAGAGAAGAATCTTTTATATTGATGTGGGTCAATTACCTACCTCTAAGGCTGAGTCTTTTATCGAAGATGTTAAGCAAAGGTACAAAAAGGAAAAGTTCTACGCTAATGATAAGATTGATGGTAGATACAACCCCTTAGCCGCTGATGAGGATTACTTTGTTCCTGTTCGTGGAAATGCTGGTACTAAGATCGAGACTCTCCCTGGAGGTCAGAACCTTGGTGAAGTAGATGATGTTAAATATTTTAGAGATAAGCTTCTAGCTACAATGAAAATCCCTAAGGATTATATTGTAGAGTTTGATAAATCTCCTGAGCGCAAAGCTAATCTCGCTCAATTAGATGTCAAGTTTGCTAGAACTATTGTAAGGGTTCAAGAGTGTATCTGTGCTGGATTAGAGTCTATAGCTAAAAGACATTTAAAATTAAAAGGATTTCCACCTCTTCTTATTCAAAAGATGGAAATTTCCCTCCCTGATCCTTCTGATATCTTTACTAAAAGGAAGTTAGAAATTGATGAGGCTAAGGCTAGAGTTGTTCAGGCTGTAGTGGGTACAGGTCTTTTCCCTACTGAGACTATCTACAAGGAATTGTACGATATGAACGATCAAGAAATAGAGGTAACTAAGAAAAAGCTTAAGGAGGAACAGAAAGAGCAGATGGAGCAGCAAGAGCAGCAAATGGCTACTCAAGCGTCCATGAGCCAGCAATTAGGTGTAGCCCCTCCTGGGATGCCTGAACCTGATCCAGGGGGGAGCCCAGTGGCGGGGAATAAAACCGTAGGAGCCCCAGGACAAGCACCTCTACCGCCAGCAGAGCCAAAGGCCACCAAGGCCACAGCGGAGAATATCGAACTTATTAAATCCCATATTTCTGATAAGTACGGAAAAGAAAGCGAACAAGTACGTCTTATTGAGTCTATAGATGTATTAAAATTAGAAAATTTGTAAAATTACCTAAAAAATAGTTCTATATAATAAAGAAGAGTTTCTATACTTGGAGTCTATATATGTTAAAAATGTTTGAATCGCGTAATAGAAAGCTTACCAATCTGATACAGCTTGGGGACTTTCTAGGGTATGCCATTAGAGAAAATATTCAGTTATTTTCTGTCGATAGCTTAGATAATAAAGTTACTTATCTTACAGAAAGTAATCAACTAATCTCTGGTAATTATTCCATCAAGAATAATTCTTATATTCTTGAGAACGTCGAGATTAAGAGTTCAGACATCTTTACTGACGATGAGAGATTTGATGAAGGGGTTTCCAATCAAATCTCTCTCCTTTTAGAGGATCTTTATCATGACAACCACACAGGAGCTTCTGACACCTTCTCTGATGTTATTGATATACTGACCTCTAGAACTCATTATAACAATGTACACCAAAAACTACAAAAGAAAGCTCAAGTCTTTAACTCTTCTCACAACATAATGGAGTCGGAAGAGTTTCAGCGTTTTGTAGAGATTATCCCTGACCTTGTTGAGTTTTTAGGAACCAACAAAGAGGCCATCACTCAGCAAGTTCCTGAGATACTAAACTCACTAAAGCTATCTGAGTCGGTATCTAATGCCTTTGCTGTTCCTAAAATCTCCATAGAAGACATAGAGAAGGCTAAAAGATTTGAGTATATAGACGAATCTCAAAAATGCATTTACGAGATGATCTGCAAGCAGGAGTTAGTTAAAAAAGAGCTTATGGAAGCTAAAAACTCCTTCGATCTTGTCTGGGCTTCGGAGCCTGTCATAGATAATCTCGCTAGTAAAGTATTTGCCTCTGACGAAGAGGTCGAACAGGCGCTCACTGAAGCCTTAAAAGAGCTTCCTTACTTTGCTCTGATATCGAAGAAGAAGATTTTTGAAACCCTTTCTAGAAACTTAGGTCACTCTTCTGAGCATATTTCTGAAAAAGATATAAGGTCTTATGCAAGTGATCTTTTTGAGATGAAAAAACCAGCTAGAGAGCAGCTTACTCATCTTCTTAGTGAGAAATACGGAGTAAACCTTCAGTACCTTAAAGAGGCTTACTCTTTCAAAAGTCTTCTGAATACTCAAGTAGTTCTTTTTGAGTCGGTTTCTAGAATAGCGCCTAAGAACAGTGTTTTAAAGCAAATTCTTTCTGAGTTCTCTTCATCTCTTAAGACCAAAAACGGTGTTCAGAGCCTTGATATTAACAATATCATACAGCAAATATTCCAACACGCAGAATACTCTAAAGAAGATATACCTCTGATGGAGTCGTTCTCTTTTGATGAGGTAGAAAAAGCATTCCAAAAGGTTGAAGTTCTTATAGAGAAGGTGGAAACCAAAGAAAAAGATGACGCAAAAGAAACCGAGTCAACAGAAACCGAATCAGCAGAAACCGAATCAGCAGAAACCAAAGAAAAAGAAAAAGAGGATAAGGAAGAAGCCGAAGAACCTACTGGACAGGTTCAAAAGGAAGAGGTAGCTCAAAAGGATGCACCTAAGAAGCTTAGTGATGATGAGCTTATGAAAGCTATTAAGGATCTAACCAGTGTGTTAAACGGTCCTGAAGACATTGAAGATCAGGAGGAACTATAATGTCCAGTAGAGAATATTTTAGACCATTTACTAGGATACTGACCTTAAGCTCAACAGCTACGTCCGCTGTAACATTAACGGATACTGCTAATAGTTCTATATCATGTAACTATGTTAGTGTAGAAGCTGTAAGTGGTGCGGGGACTACGTATTTCTTAGCTGTTCCTAGTGGAATTAACGTAACTAATTCTTATCTAGCTGCCTCAGATGTTTTAGGTAATGGTACTATGACCAGTGGTATTAACGGGCTTATGTCTAGTAATAACGGAGGGTCTGTAGTATTTGGACTTGCTCCTTATGATAAAATAGATGGACTTATACTATCTCAGGCAGATGACGCTGATGTAACTTATGTTATTAATTACGGTAATGTTAATGTTGCAAATATCCAACAAGATAATCGAAATAATATAGGAAACTAATGTTTACGTCATTCAGATCCCTTAAAAACTTTAGTGGTTCTGTAGGGGGGTATGCAAGGTCTGTAGGACGCAGATATCGTAACTATAAGAAAGCTTCCACTATATTTGAAGATAGTACTGGGCCTGTAATGAAAATTACTTTCCTAGCTGGAGGATCAAGAGGTAATAATTACGTAGCTAATCTTTTAAAGATAACAGCAACTAAGTATAGATTTAGGTTATACAATAACGCAGGGACTAGATTGAATACTATTACTGAAGAGGATGCGGTGGCTCCTCCTAATGTAATAGAAAACTTAGTAGCTTCTATTAATGGTAATGCTACTTTTAAAAAGTATATTCACGCAACCTTCTACAGAGAAACTACAGAAGCTATATCAGCTAGTATTAATATAGGAGATGGTCAAAGACTCACGGGTGGAAGATAACTATAATATATTATCATGGCTGATGTTAAACCTCTTAAAATAGATTATGATGGAGATGGAGTTCCTTCTGGTATAGGGGAATTTCAATCAGGTGATACTATTGCTGGATCCATAGTCGATCTCTCCATATCTGAACTTACTGACGTAAGCTCTACTATTGCACCTGTTAATAATGATGTTCTTGTTTATAATGGTAGTCTTTGGACTGCTGCTTCCTCACTTACTGTAGGTGATCTCACAGTTAGTGGAGACTTATCAGGAACAGGTAATATTGGTGTAGTTGGTCAGATTATGTGTGGGCAAACTGGCCCTGGCACCGCAGATTTAAATATTGTAGATGATAATAGTGATGCTACTGTTGAGATTAATTCTGGAGCAAACTACGATAGCAAAATTCAATTTAGAGAGAATAATGCTTGGAGATGCGATGTGCTGTGGGACGGTGGCGATAATGATTTCCACATTATTACTTACACTGGAGATATTAATCTACGACCCGCTGGTGGGTATGGGGTTTTAGTTGAAGGAAATCTAAGCGCGACTGGTAGTTTAAGTGCAACCACCCCTGCTCCTTATTTATGGCTTAGAAGTGCTGCTGACGGAACTGCTGCTACTGAACAGTATTTTGGTTCAGGTACAGGAACTCTAACTGTCAATCAGTCAGGGTTTACTAACGCAAGCTCTACGATTTTTACCAATGGGTATGTAGAGATTCCTGAAACTGGTGTTTATGAGATATATGCCAAGATTGGTGGTAATGTCACAGCAAGCCCTACTACAGTAAGTGTTCAAATCATAACTACTACTGGGTGGGGAGGGACTGAATCTGTTTTAGCTTTAGGTACACAAGTAATAAGAACTAATATAGACCCTCATCAGGCAGTATGTGATTATATAGGAACTTTTGCAGCAGGTACTAAAGTAGCTATTAAATTAACAGCAGACGGATCTAATACTGTGAAGCCTGAAAGATACGCCTCTGTTAGCTTTAAGAAGATCGGTTAATCTATCTGATTGCCTTGCTTAATAAGAGATATTACCCTCTTATTGTAGGTCTTAATAAAGACAGATAAGGTATCCTGAATTCCTATTAAGGTATCTAAATTAGATATGGATACGTGTTTTTTATCTTTGTAGAACTTTAAAAGATCGGCTGATAGTTGTTTTATAATATTTCTCTCAGGTTCTGATAACTCAGCCCATTCTTTTTCTAGCTGTTCTTTGCTTTTGTAATATGGGTTTGCTTTCATAGTAGTTCTACCTCATGTCCTTCTCTTTTGTAGGTATTGTATCGCTTTCTGGCATGTACATCAAGATATTTTCCTCGATCCATGAAATCGTAGACAAATACCTTGTCTTTAGAATCGTGCAGTCGTAAGGATCTTCCCAGTGCTTGTATGGTAGCAATTGGACTTTTGAGTCCTCTAGCATTGATGAAATGTGTAATCTCACGAATGTCAACCCCTGTTTCCAATATCTTGGTTCCAAGAAGGACTGAACTTCCTCTAGAAGACACAAAGCTTCGTATTGTGTTATATCTCTCTCCGATTGAATTATCTCCTCTAAGATAGAAACATGAACCTCCAAGAAGTTTTTCAAGTTCTCTACCATGTTCCAATCTGCTGACGAGGATAAGTATACGCGCTTTATCATTTGATTTCCTTATAGTATCTACTATTCTAGCAATATCTGCATTGCGTTCTTCATTATTTACTATTAGTTCTGTATATACTTCTCTATAAGAGTAATCATCGTAACATTTCTCAGGTTCTTTAACGGAAAGCATTTGAATGCTTGGTTTAGATAAGTGACCTTCATCAATTAAGTCTGAGGTTGTTCTAACCTTGTACACGCTGCCTACGGCTCCTTCTAGGTTGTGTAGAGGTATGGCCTCGGTAGGAGTCGTAGCTGTAAATCCAAGCCGATACTGGGCGTTGGGGAAGCTCTGAATGGCTGCTAGTCTCTGCTTGCCGTTGCCAAACTTGTGAACCTCATCTATCATCAGAACTTCGGCTTCTTCAAGGTGCGTATCGAGAATTTTTTCTATGCTTTGAACAGTACAGAGCATAATATCTCCGTAGACGTAGCCTTCTCCATAACATAACCCAATATTATCTAACTTGCAAGCATTAGTAAGGAAATCATACGTCTGGGTGAGAAGCTGTTTGGCATCGAAAAGAATAACCATCTTTCTACCTTGCAAAGCTTTAACGATTCCAGCCATAATAAGGGTCTTACCTGATCCAGTTGGGGATTGAATTATACGCCTATGGCTAGACACCGCTACACGAATCGCCTCGTCTTGATAATCTCGTAACTTGAACCCTTGCAGGTTCCAATTCTCAGGAGTTATTAAGTTCTTGTCGTAGGTGTAGTTTAAAGTAGGATGACATTCAATCTTTTTAAGATCTTCTAGCACCCTTTCTAGTAAACCTGTTCTAAATACTCCCTTAGAGCTTATAAATCTAGTCTTACCGTCCCACTTACCATACCTACTAGAGGGCATATATGATGCTCCAGGAGTATTAAAAGCATATAATTCCACTAAAGCCTTTAATAGCTTAGGATTATCAGTCTTAATCTTGGATTTGAGTACTCCTACGTCTATCTGCATAGTTTATTATAGGACTATAATACCAAAGAGGTGTGTATATGTCAAATACTGTAAGAATAGAGGAAGCACTTGAGGATATCTTCTCATCTAGTGATCAAAAATGTGAAATTCAAGTAGATCTCCCCTCTAGAGCAAAAGGTTATGTAAAAACTCAAAGCTCTGTAAAAATCCGATCTATGACGTTTGAAGATGAGAAGTTTATAGCTTCTTATTCTGGTGGGGCTTTATTAGATGACCTTATTACAAGATGTGTTATTGATATAGATTTAGACGAATTATACTTAGAAGATAAGTTATTTCTGTATTTTAAACTTAGAGAAGTATCTTTTGGATCTATGGCAAAAATGGAAGCATCCTGTAATTTTTGTGGATTTTCTAATGAATTAGAAATAGACCTAAGTAAATTAAAAGTGGACTATGCTGAAGAGAATTTTGAAGACCCTAAGGAAATAATGCTGCCTGGGCTAAAGAAGGTTGCTGTAGTTAGTAAGATGAGATCCCATTTGCAGAAGTACTCAGTTAATGATACGGAGTTATTAGAAAATCTTTGGAGATTTATAAAAAAAATAGGTGAGTATGAGGATCCTGTAGTTTTATCAAAAGCAGTTAAAAAATTAAGTAGTGTAGATGTTCGAGTGATTATGGCTCATATAAATAATCAATCTTTCGGATTAGATAGTAGAGCTAAATTTATATGCAATAAGTGTAGAAAAGAGAATACAGCATCTATAGGACTAAATCTTGATTTTTTTACCGTGAGCTAGACTATTTAAGAGAAAATAAGAAAAGTTTATATGAAGAAGCTTATGCTCTAGTTAAACATATGAACTTTACTTACCAGGATGTTAAAGGAATGACCCGAGAAGATAGACTAGCTTTTTATGAAATATTTAAAAAAGAAGCAGAAAAGCAACAAGAAATTAGAGAGGAGCTTTCAAATTCCTCTAAATAATACATAGAGGATTTCTATGGGTATATTTAACAGCAATGTAGTTTCTGAACGAAACCAAAGACCCTCTTTCAACGGTAAGACTATATTAAGAGCTTACTTTATGAGAGACGGGGAGTACGTTTCTATTGATGAAAATCAAGTAAGCTCAGTAATGCTATTTAAAAAGGAGGCAAATACCTCCCCTAGTAGTATTTTAGAGGCTTCTTCGGGGCTTGTAAGCGATTCTGCTGCTTCTGGGGCCGTGTGGAGATGGGCTTTATCAGGAGCCTTTGTTCCAGGAATGGAAGGTACTCTCCTTAGTGAGTCTGATTATACACCTTCTTCTTCTGTTTCCTGTAGCTCCATTTATTCTCTAGGGACTGGAAGGTTAGCAGTGGTTCTTAATGGAACCGATACCGTATCTTCGGTATTAGAGGACGGGGTTGCGGTATCATCTAATAAGCAATTGTCAGGAGAGCCTGCTGCTACTTATATCGACGTATGGACAGTTAAGCTTTGTGCTGGGTGTGACTGGGTTACCTTTATAAATGATACTGCGTTCTTCCAAAATAATGCAGTTTTAATTACGGAACCATTACTTTTCAGAGCTACGGAAAAACTATACAATAAAAAAGTTATATTAGGTTCTGTAGAGAAGCTTAAAATAGGCACTGAACTTACTATAGAGAATAAGAATATTGATGAGTCTATTAGAAATACCCTCAGAGACGGTCTTATTACTTCAGGGTCTATAGAGGTAGTTAAGCATAATAACGATAGCAATTTACCCTCTAGAGTTACTGTGTCGGGGCATTCTGATACTTCCGCTCTAGTTGAGATTACTCAGGATAATACATTTGTTCTACCTTTTAATACTAGTGCCCTAACTTCAGGTAATATTTCTAATCTTGGAGATGGTCATGGGACTTACTCAGCACAAGTTAAATATAGTGTTCTAGATGAAACGCTATTATCACCTCTTCTTTATTTCACAATATCTTAATGTCTGAACAAATAAATAAGAAAGCGGTATTAGGTAGAGATACTTTAATGCCGCTAGGAATGGTACTTACGGTCTGCACAGGACTTCTTTGGATAAATACCAAACTAGTTAACATTCAGTTTAAGCTGGAAACCTTAGAGGGTAAACTAGAAGATCAATGGACAAAAAGAGATATGGAGAATTGGGGTCTTAAATTAAAGATGGGAAACCCTGAAATAACAATTCCTACATTTGGAGACTAGCTATGAAACATTTAACCAAAGAGAACATAATCCTGGTTTTGGTAAGCCTCTTAGTTCTCGCTCAGATTAAGGAAATGACGGATACGCCTAAGAGGCATGAGTCCTTCCGTGCTGCCGTGCAGGAGCGTATGAAAGGTATGTCGCGTGGAGCACAAGAGCGTCCTAAATTAGCTCCTCGGAGAGCCTTAGAAGGCGAGTGGAGGAGTGGTCAAAAAGGTGGCGCAGCCTTACGAGAGAAAAAGAAAAAAGAAGCTAAGGATTAAGAGAGATCCAGGCTCTTTCTAATCTTATAGAAGGAGTCGAACTGAGTCTTACCTCTGCTGACATAATCTAGGATTGCAGACTTACCGCCTTTGCGGAGAATGTCATTCCAATCCTTGTAGGAGCTAGGCACCGTGTACACCGAGAAGGCAGGCATCCTAAGTCTTTTCCTAATAACATCGAACTTCTCAATGCCTCTCCTACCAGCCTCGTCGTTATCGTAAGCCATGATCACTCCAGGGGCCTCCATAAGCTGCCTGGCTTGGACTTCGGACACATTGGACCCGTTAGTGCAAGTGGCGTTCAAACCGCACTGGATGAGGCTCAGGGCGTCTATAGGGCCTTCTGTGACGATGACCTCCTTGGAGGTGTCGAAGGGGTACAGGACGTTCATGCTGCGTACCCCATCAGATAGGCCAGGATTGAGATATTTAGGAGTTTGATCCCTCAGAGCCCTAGCTTGGAAGTAGTAAATCTCCCCATCCTCATCCTTGTAAGGGATGATAAGCCTATCAGCGTACTTCCCCTCTCTACAAACGTAGTAATCACCATCCTCTTGAGGGAAGATACTCCTGGCGTACAGATATTTAAAAGCGTCACTAATCAGAGGGTCAGTAAGATCAGAGTCGGCAGTCAGAGGAACGTATACTTCTGTATTGTAGTTAACCTCTAGCTGACTAACAACCAGATCATCGTAACTACTAACATGGTGATCTGGTAGAGGGTGAGGGCACTCCTCTAAAGTTTTGAAGGTTAGTACCGAGTAGGCTCGCTTCTTAGAGATACCCTCTATGAAAGCGTAGATATCTACAAAGTTACCCTTCTTACCAGTCTTGAAGCATTGCCACAGTCCTGTGAAAGTGTTAATGCTGAAGTGCCTCTTATGGTCATCTCTTAGAAACGGCGAGGGAGCAACCCACTCACGACCACCCGATTGCAGCCTACCGTTCGGAATGTTATCTTGTACGTACTCTGTCAGGTACTCAGGGTCAAGACTTACGTTTTGGTCTTTTTGTAGCATTCTGTAATCGCTCTTCTACTAATTGAGTCGGGTTGAATATCGGGCAGAGGCTCTTGTAACCACACCAGTTGCAGAATTCATTCTCTGAGGCTGTGAGGTCTTCCTTCTTAGCTTTGCGTATGTTCCAAGCATCTTCCACGATCCGCTTGTTGTGCTTGGTTAGGGCTGCTGGTGTGTACTTGACGGTGACGAGGTTGTCGGTAAGGGGATAATAGTGGGCAAAGGTGATTTTATCAACTGGGACTCCGTAAATCTTGTGGGCTGCGTAAACATAGCTCATGCCTTGGGAATCCTCGAAAAGGTCGAATTTAGTCTTCTCCCTGCGCCCAGTCTTGTAATCTATGACTAAAATGCCCCCATCCTTGCCTTTGATGATTCTGTCCACAAAACCGACTTGTTCAAGGGGCCACTTCGTACATCCTATATCTTGCTTGTAAGATAGCTCAACCTGCCCTTTTTCTGGAAATGAGGAGTTTAGGCGTAAAAAGTTCTTTAAACAGGTTTCTATCTTAGGTTCGTAGGATTTGGCAAATTTGTACGTATCACGCAATTCTGCCGCAATCTTCTGTAAACCCTCTAAATCGGTACATTCTACGCCCTGCTCGAATATTTCGTGAATATACGAACCAAACTGGAGAGCGTCCATATTTCCCTTATCTGTCTCTTCCAGGTAATCTACGTACTTATACCGATATTTCAGCCTACATTGCCTCCATAGGTCTCTTTTTGAATTACTAATCTGGCTACAGAACATTACAGATCCTCTATAAATCCTACAATTACAGGACTGTAAACTTCTATGTCTATTGATTGGAAGAAGTTGATTACCTGATCTCTGGAGTAGTTACACTTTACGGTTAGGAA